GGAAATCACTCCTATCACTAAGATCTCGTCAAGACGTAAATCTAAGAACAATTTGGAAGAATTAGTGGAAAAACTGAAGGCTAATCCTCAGCTGCTTCAACAGCTAGAGGATTTACTTAAACAATAAAATTTTTAAAGGAGGTATGCTATGCTAGTAAAGGCAAAGAAAGGTGACAGGACTGTCCAGGTAGAGTATGACTTTGGTCAGAATTTACAGGAAGCTATTCAAAAGTTTGGTGAGGACGTAATCTTCACCAAGTTCGTCCAGGCAGCCAAGATCGACCTACAGGCCGTCCTAAGGCGTGGGATTGAGGCTGGTAAGACAGATGACGAAATCGCCAAGCTGGCCGAGCAGTGGAAGCCAGGCCTCGTTGTGCGGACTTCAAAAGACCCAATCGAGGCCATCAAGGCCAAACTCGCAACATTGTCCGAAGAGGACAAGAGGAAACTTATCCAAGTGTTGAGACAGGGCTAACAATCAAAGCGGGCGGCCATAAAAGGTCGCCCTAAAGGAGGAACGTAATGCGTCGTAAAAACATTATGTTATGTTATCCTTTTGAGCCAAAGAGGCTCGACAATTGGCATCTCCCTTGGCTCGTCCAGCCAAAGCTTGACGGTCTCCGCTGTCGTGCCGTTCTTGAGGACGGCCAATGGAAGCTCATTTCGAGCGAAGGCAACTCTATTGTAAGCCTTCCTCATATCGTCGACTCATTAAATGTTGTAGATTCCTTTGACCATACAATTCAAGAGCTCGACGGCGAACTTTATGTCCACGGCATGGCTTTTGAGGATATAATATCTCGCTCAAAGCGCTTGGAGCTACACCCCGACTTCGCTTCCATTGAGTATCATATCTTTGACGTTCCATCGTTGCCTACGAACCAGTTCAAGCGCTTGGAAATCCTCCAATCCCTCATCCCCGACTACATGCACTTGCCCTTGCACGTAGTGCCCTGGGACGTCTGTTGGACATTAGAAGAGGTGATGGCCTCATACGAAAAGTGGCTATCACAAGGCTATGAGGGAATGGTCGTAAAGAACGCATGGTGTAAGTATGAAAGGAGACGTTCGGTTAATTGGATGAAATTTAAACCTAAAAAGAGAGACGTCTATCGCATAGTTGGATGGAAGGAGGAGGTTGACAAGTATGGGAGGCCAAAAGGAAGGCTCGGAGCCTTAGTATGCACTGGCCAGGATGGTCACGAATTTAGCGTGGGCAGCGGCCTCACTGACGCCTTGCGTCAGAAGCTATGGAACAAAAGGAACGAACTGCCAGGCAAGTGGTGCCTGGTCGAATATCAGCACATTACGCAGGACGTGGCGTGCCTCGTTTTCCAATCTTCGTAAGCGTAATCGAGGGGGGACATTATGAATAAGACTAAAGTCTATGTCATCAATAGGAGTGGCCACGACTACTCGTATGCCGAGAAGTTTGGCCAACTCATCTATTTGTCCAAAGGAAGCATGGACAAATACAAAGTAAGCAAAATCGCTCGATTGTTTGCAGAGCGGTTAGCCGATAGTCAGCCAAATGACTACATTCTCGTGACTGGTCTCACAGTCATGAGTATGATAGCCGCAGCTATGTTTGCTCACAAGCATGGCCGTCTGAATCTCCTAATACATCGGCCAGATAATACTTATGTGGCCAGGGAGATTGTGCTTGACGGCCTATGTTAAATAATTTAACAAAGGAGGAACGAAATGTCTTTCTTGCATGACCTTACCTTTGGCGAACAGCCACAAGACCAATGGACAGGGTTGGAAGAACGCCCTGACTGGTATGACTTTGACTCTTCCAAACTTCAATGCTACATGCAATGCCCTCGTCGCTACTTCTACGAATATGTTTGTGGCTGGAAGCCCGATGTTCAGTCCAACCATCTAGTCTTCGGTCAGGCATGGCACGAGGCTATGGAATATCTCTTACTTCATGGCTATAGCGACGACGCTATCATCGGGGCTTACGACAAATTCCTGACCTGCTATCGTGAGCACTTCCCTGAGTCCACCGATGAGGCTTTTGCTCCAAAAACTCCTGCCAATGCCCTCAAAGCCCTCGCCCAATACTGCGAACGCTACAAAGACGACAACTTCGAAGTGCTACACACGGAGCTAGGTGGTCGCCTCTCTCTCGACTTCGAATCGCCTCACCTCGCCATCATCTACAAAATAGACGCTCTCGTAAGGCACGAGGGGCAGGTAGTCGTCCTCGAGCATAAGACAAAGGGAGGCTCCTTTAGCCAGTGGTGGGCTGACCAGTGGAAAACCAGCTTCCAAATAGGCACCTACACATTCGCTGCCAAATGCCTCTACGAAGACGCTAACAACGTCATCGTTAATGGCACTGGCTTCCTGAAGACTCGCATTGACTTCATGCGAATCCCTGTTACCAAGACCGAGCCTCAAATAAATATGTGGTATAAACTAGCCATCTTTTATATTCGTCAAATCTTATGGGACATAGACATCCTCCAGGAGGCCCTTCGTAAGGGCGGCGACATGTCCGCAGCCTTTATCCCTAACCCTACGGCGTGCACGAACTTCTTCGGCTGCCCTTACGTGGACTTATGCCTAAGCTGGGAAAATCCCCTAGACCACATCCACCGACTACCGAGTGGCTTCCATATAGAGATTTGGAATCCCTTAGAACGAGTCAAACATAAGCAAGACCTTAACCTTAACCCTTAGGAGGCAAACCATGAATCCTAACGAAATAGCCAAAAAGGTCCTCGCTTGTCGGAGTGAGAGCCCTCGCACCCGCTACCTCTCATTCCTCGTGTATGGGGGAATGGGCAGCGGGAAGACCTACAGCCTTTCAACGGCTCGCAAGCCTGTCTTCATCCATAGCTTCGACTATGGAGGCACGAAGCTCCCTATCTTCGAACCATTGAGAGAGAAGGGCCTACTAATTGATGACACTCAGTTCGAGATGGACGACCCTCGTAGTCCATCAGCTTTTAAGCGGTGGGACGAGGAGTTCAATCGCTTGCGGAGGGAAGGATTCTTTGAGGCCGTCGGCACCTATGTCATCGACAGTGCTACGACCTGGGCTCAAAGTGCTATGTGGGAAATTCTCAAAAGGCATGGACGAACAGGAGGCGTCCCTCAGCAAAATGACTGGCTACCGCAGATGGTATTGCTAGAGAATGCCATCAATGCTATGCTCAACCTCCCGTGCGACGTCATTCTCATCTGCCACGACAATGCGGTAAAGGATGAAGTCACTGGCAAGCTCTACGTCTCAATCCTCATTACGGGAAAGCTCGTAAGACGCATCCCCTTACTATTTGATGAGATTTATCATGCCGAAGTAAAGGACACCAGCAAAGGCCCTCAGTTCTACTTCCGCACTCGTCGCAACTCCACTTACGAGGCTCGCACTCGCATCGGAGGAGGAGTATTCGATGAACTTGAGAAGCCTGACTTTAAGTATTTGATGCAAAAGGCAGGCATTAAATGTGAGGACAAGGAACCTTTTAAACTATAAAACCAATAAAAGGAGGTATAACTATGACCTTTTTAAGTGAACTTGACCTTGACAATGTAAAGGAAGAGGTAGTCGTCCCTGAAGGCGAGTATAAGGTAAAAATCACTGGCTACAATGAGGGTGTGGACAAGAATGGCAACCCCTACCTACTCATTTTCATGGCTCCCGACTATGACGAGCCAGCAAAGGAATTCTCCTATTTCCTAGGCAAGCCAGACCCAAACGATGACCCTCGTCGCCTTAATCGCAAATTGAGGGACATTAAGAACTTCCTCCAGGCCTTCAATTTGGACAAGGATAGTGACCCTGACTCCTGGATTGGAGAAGAGGCCTGGGCTCTCCTTGGCGTTAAAGACGACGATGAGTATGGCGAACAGAACTACGTAAAGCGCTTCCTCGTATAGGCCATAGGCAACCTGTTGGGTGGCCATGAGGCCACCCAACCCTATGTTAAATTATTTAACAAAGGGGAATTCCAATGACCATAGACGACCTTCACAAATCTATAAGTCAACTCTCTCATGACGACGCTCTCCGTCTCATCCTCAAGCGCCGCAATGCTCGTATAACCTTCCCTCAGCGCAAGACAAAGACGAGACGAGTCAGACAAAAGGACAAAGCAGGGGCTCGCAAATCTCTCTTCGATATGCTCTCTAACCTAACCCCTCAGCAAAAGGAACAACTAATAAAAGAATTAGGAGGTTAAATGCTGTTCCAGTACAACAAAATTTCAGAGATTACAAAAATAGAAGTCAGCTTGGACTGCCTTGTGTTTCATACAAAAGACTTCATTGCCAAGTTTACAGGCAGGCCAACTGAATTCGCTAATTTAAGCTCCCTGCTGCACGAAATAGATAAACTACGCTATATCGTAACCGCAGATGACGTTAAGCTCCAATTGATTGAATTACTTAGAGATGTCAAATGGAGATATATACCAAAGAGGAGGAAGTCAAATGAAACTACTTAACATCCCTATCACACACATAGTGTGCGAAGACCGTGTCCGTCAGGATTTGGGCGACATCCAGGAATTGGCCGCTTCTATTCGCCAGCACGGTCTTATCCAACCATTGGCTGTCCAATCCTTGGAGAATGGCAAGTATAGGGTCGTAGCAGGTGGTCGTCGCTTTGAGGCTTGCAAACTTGCAGGGCTTACCGAAATCCCTTGTCGCATCTATGACCACCTCACTGAAGAGGAATACAAAGTCATCGAATTGGAAGAAAACCTGCAGCGCAAATCCCTAACGTGGCAAGAGGAAGTGCTGGCCAAAAAGCAAATCCACGACCTTCGCATGAAAATGCATGGTGCTAAAAAGCACCCTCTCGACACCGAAGGCTGGTCTATGACCCTGACGGCCGAGGAAATTGGCGAAACTAAGGCCAACCTCTCCTACGACCTCGAACTCGCTCGTGCTATGGAGGAATTCCCTGATTTGGACTGGGACTCTTGCCAAACCAAGAGCGAGGCCAGACGTAGGCTTAAGCAATTCGAAGATCATCTAGTTCGTCAGGAGCTTGCTAAGCAAGCCGAGAGTGAAATCCCTCAACTTAGGTCGGGCGACCGAGTGCTCGAAAAGAAAATCTTCGACTCTTACGTGCTAGCCGACTGCCTGGAGGCAATGAAAGACCTACCTGACGAAACTTTCGACTTCGCAGAGGTCGACCCTCCTTATGGAATCGACCTAATGGAACTCAAAAAGA